GATTTGAATCTGGCAGCTCGAGGGTGAACCGGTGATCGAGGCCCAGGTGACGATCAGTTCGCCGTACTGCCCGAAGGTGCTCACGCGCGTGACGGAACTGGTCTGCGTGGCCGTGGCGGATGCGGCGTTGAAAAGGTTCACATAGTTGTAGCTGACGATCGGATCCTGGAATGTCGGATCCGCTCCGGCGCCATTGGAGATGAGGACCTGGCCCGCCACGCCAGTCGCGGTGGTCACATAATTCGCAGCCGCTCCTTCGCTGAGGATGACGCCGTGAGTTGTCCCAGGCACGCGCGTCGCGGAGGGTATTTTTAGAAGTGTGATCGAGCTAAGGTCGGCAGTGAGGCTCGCTCCGCCCGTGAGCGTATTGCCGCTGATGGTGAGCTGAGAGAAGTCATTGCAGGCCCCGCCGCCGCCGTCATAGAGAACGTCTCCCGATGTGCCCGGAGGATTGCATCCCGATCCGCCTGTTCCGGCGGTGAGCGTCACCACGGTGCGATTGTTGGCACTGTCGTCTGCGACGCTGGTGACGGCGGTCCCCGTGAACTGTATGGTCGGCCGCTGCGTCTGTGCTGTTCCTGCGGCGTTCTGCACGGTCTGGTAGTAGATGGTCGGCGTGCCGGAGATCTGTGAATAGGCGACCTGGGCGCAATTCACCGCCAGGCCTGCGGCGATCCCGGTCATGTACTGGCCGGCGCTGCAGCTCGAGCCCGAGGGGATGTCGCCCGCTGCGATCGCCGCCCAGCTCGGCGCCGCGCTGATCGTGCCGTTTCCCGTCTGCGTCAGAAATTGCTTCGTCGAGCTGGTATTGCCCGCCAGACGCGCCAGCGCCGGCGTGGCGTTCACGTACAGAATGTCGCCAAGCGTCGTGAGCGGTGTCTGTCCGAGCGCGATCGAGCCCGAGAGATTCGAAAAGCCTGGCTGCAAGCAATTCGCGTTCCCGCTGGCGGCGATGCCCGTCGCGAAATTATTTACGCCGCACTGCGATGGCGTGGATGCGAGCGCCGTGGCCGTGGCTGCGTTTCCGGAAGTATTCGCGCTGATGGTGGCGGCGAGATCGACCGTGGTGCGGTTGTTAACCGCTGAATCGGCGAGCGAGAAATTCGTGGTGAAGTTCAGATTGGCGCGCTGCGTCTGAGCGACCGCGTTTGCCTGGACCGTCTGGTAATAGATGGTCGGCGTGCCGGAGATCTGCGAATAGGCGACCTGCGCGCAGTTCACCGCCAGGCCCGCGGCGATGCCGGTCATGTACTGGCCAGCGTTGCAGCTCGATCCTGCCGGGATATCCGCTGCGACGATCGCGCGAAACGTCGGCGTCCCGGAGCCGCCATTCGGAGACGCCAGGAAAAGATTTTGAGCCTGGCTCGCGAGCGCGATGGTATCGACGAAGGGACTGAGGGAGGTGCCTGATCCGCTCTGCGTGAGGCTGAAAATCGCAGATCCGGTCAGCTGGAGGTAATTGCCACTGCCGGTGATGGCGGTGTTTCCGCCGAACTGGAACGAAGTAAAGATCGAGCTGCCGGCGCCGCCGCATCCGGAGCAGGTTCCGGTGATCGTCAGGTTCCCCACCTGAAGATTGCTGACCGACTGGCCGAGAGCGATCGGCGGGAAGGTAGGAACGTAATTATCGAAATTGAATGACGTTCCGGTGAACTGGACGACGTTGTAGCGGAGATTCCCGCGCGGACTGGTCACCGTGACCCGATAGGCCACGTTTGCCGGCGACGTGTTGGCGGGATTGGCGACCTGGAAGGTGCCGACGATTGCACCGGCAGAAACGGGAGCGCAGGTCTCCTGCAATATGGCCTGGCCTCCGCCGCCGATGCGGAATGGAATGGCCACATCGTTTGCGTCCGTACCCAGGAAGCAGATCGTGCCCGAGGAGATCAGGTTGCCGGACGCATCCTGGATATGCGTCGCCGTGACTGTTGTGAAGTTCTGTGCGCGCGCGCAGGGAACGAGCGCGAGCGCTGCAAATAGGGCGAAGATCGCCAGCAGCTTTTTCATGGGGACACCCGAACTGCGGCGAGGCGGACTCGGGGCTCGGGTCCGCCTCGGTGAATAAAACGGAACTACGTCAGGGCGACGCCGGTGAGGACGACCGCGTACCAGATGCCATTGAACGCGATCATGGTCATGCCGTTGCCGATCGCTGCGGTCCAGGTAGCGATGTGCTTGGCTCCGTTGATCTTATTCGCCGGCGTCGTGACGGTATAGGCGAAGGCATCCTCGGCGATGATGGTGATCTCTTTGCCGTCATCGCCGGCGGCGGAGGGAGCTCCGGCCGTTGGGGCGACCAGCGTCATGGCTGCCGCGGATCCCGCTTTCAGGAAAACGTAGCCTTCCTTTTGCGCGATCGCGCCCGCCGCCGTGTACTCGGCCGCGCCGAAAGCGGAATCGAACGCCTGCACGGGCGTCGTCGGAGAGTCCGGCGACGTGGCGGCGACACGGTTTGAGGTCACTGCGCCGACCGCGAACACGCTGAACGCCAAAAACGCGAGGAGCTTGTGCGCGGCCACGAAAAACAGAACGGTTGCGAAAAGCATGGTTTGTTTCTCCTTTTTGAGTTTTCGGGCCGCGGTGCTGCGTCCCGGAATGTCGATTAGGCGAACGAACGGCTGCCGGTGATCGTCAGCGTGAGCTTGAACGTGGCTTTCTTATCGTTCGGCAGCGACGGATCGAAGGACGTTACGTACGCCGAAAAGGGGCCCCACGTGCCACGGCCGCCGGGCAGGACGATCTTCCAGTTGTGCTTGGTCTTGCCCTCGAAGTCGGCCTCGAGGTTTTTCTGAGTGGCGTCGGTGTTGCCCAGGTAATTACCTTCGACGGTGATATCGCCGGCGTCGGTGATGCCGGGGATCTTCTCGGCCCAGCCCTGCGAATCGAAATTGGTCGCATCTTCCATCTTGGTCTTGCCACCACTGAGGTCGACCTTCGTGATTTCCGCTACGGTCGAGAAGGTTTCGGGCGGTCCGTCAGCGTTGCCGCGATTGAGCAGCAGGCCCTGCGCTACGAAACTCTGCGTTGGTGTCGGCATCTTCTAGCTCCTAATCACCGGTATCCCGGTAAGAGATTTCAAAATCGATGGGGCAGTGAAAAATGAACGGGGCGACCTCGAAGCCGTCGGATTCGAGCACGAGAATCACGCTGTCGACTTCGCTTTTATCGGGCAGAGTTCCCTGCCAGCCCTCGAGATAGCGCCTCAGCGTGGTGGACAGCTTCTTTGCGTCCGCGAACGATTTGCCGTAGCAACTAAACTGCACGCGCGCGGTGTGCAGTGGATCGGCGCCCTCCATGACCGGATTGCCTTGCCCAGCGATCTGGGTGATCACGATCGCGGGCATCACCGTGGCCTCGGGCATCTGCACCGGAAAAATTCCCGAAGTTCCGTCGGTGCGGGACGACGGCGTGCCGAGCAGAGCGGTGAGCGACGCGGCGGCCGCCAGAAACGAATAGAGTCCCTCGGCGAGCATGGGCTCAGGACAGCTTCATTCCCTCGCGATCGAGCGCGGCCGAGATCTCGATCTTGAATTCCTCGAGGACGTCAGCGTGGCGTGATTCGAAGGCCTGGCGGATGAACGGCATCGCGCCCATGCGGTGCGTGCCGAATTCCATAAACATCGACCAGAAACCTTTTTTGACCGGACCGACGCTGGCGCTGCCCTCGAGATCACTGGTGACCTTTGCCTTCACGCCGATGTGGCCGGCGACGTAGCCGAACACCTTGTCGACAGGCTGGCCGGCCACGCGAAAGACGTGGATACCGCGGCGTGCAGTGGCTTCCATTTCGCGGCGCCAGATCTCGACCGCGGCGAGCAAACCGTAGCGGAGGATCCGGCGCGAGGCGCGCAGCGGAAGATCGTTGAGCTTCGCCTGCAGCTCGTCGAAGCCCGTGACCTCGAATTCGGTGACGAAAGCCACTTAACGCGGTTCGGTGACGATGGCGAACTTGATCAAGTTCGAATTGGCCGAGAAATAGACCTGGCCGTTCGATTGTTGCCATCCGTCGGTCAGCCCGACGAAGTTGAATGCGGAGATGGTCGTCGCAGCGATCGAGTAGTTGGTGACGTCACCGGTGCGATTGCGGACGTCGGACACGCTGCTGATGGTCACGGTGTGTGCGGAGGCATCCGGATTCCACATGAGCAGAATTTCGTGACCGGTCATGACGAACGCATTGCCGTTGACGGTGTCCGCAGCCGTCCAGGTCAGGTCGAGCTGTCCGGCAGAAACGGTTCCCGGATACGGTCCCTTTGGGGACTGCGTGGTGATGACGGTATTGGCGGCCCAGATTGGAAGAACGGCGAGGAGCATCGTCACCAGGCAGAGCGCGGCGATTTTGCGGAAGTTCATGCGAGTTTCTCCTTTTTTGTGACTTTGTTGACGGCGCTACTTCACGGGGTAGGTGGTGTCTCCAGAGCTGAATTGTCGCGCTCGATGCAGAGCAGGATGAGGACATGCGGCCGCTCGTCTGGATTCTCGACCGCCTGGATCTGGAACAGGCGCGTCCCGAAGCCGATGTTCATCCGTGCGACGATGCCGGGCATGTAACGCATGGTGATGCGGTGCGTGACCTGGCTGACCTTCTGCTGGGCGGCATACAGCTCGCGGCCGGTGAGCGTCTCGACGTTGGCCCAGACGCGAGCATAGATCGTCTCGGTCGCCTGATCGGTGCTGACGCCGCCAAAGCTATCCTGCGCCGGCGCCACCTGCAGGATTGAGATCAGGTGCCGAAGCTTGCCAGCCTCTAGCGATATGGGAGCCATCAGCCTGCCTGCTCAGCCTCTAGTGGGCGCATAGTCGAGCACGCGGATGCTCCAGAGCGCGTCCTGAAGGTGGTTGGGAATGTCCTTTAGGCTCGCGGCCGAGGTCGATTCGCGGTTCTCGTACCAGTTGGCAATCATGTGCAAGATGGAAAGCTTCGCGAGCGCCGGAACAGCGTCAGCGGCAGCGCCATATCCGGCAGTGAAGTGAATCTGCACCGCGTTGGGAACGTACAGCACGGGCGGCCACTGCTGGCCGGCCAGGGGGAAGATGCGCGGCGGTTCGGAATCCGGGTCGTAGAGAAAATCCCCGGCCGGCGCAGGTATCTGGACGCAGGTCCATGTGAGCGGGCCGTCGGCGGTAGTTCCGTTCAGGCCCGTGGCCCAGCTCGGCGTCGCCGATCCGCTGGTGGCCGAGCCGTCTTCGTTCTCCTGATTGGCGGCGATCGCGGTTACTTCCTGCAGATTGCCGTTGGCATCCTGTACCTGGTCGCCGATGAAGTAGTCCTGATTGGCCTGCCAGAGAAACGGCTTGGGGTAGAGGCTTGCCGGGGCCTGTGTGACGCTCGAGATGTACACGATCTTGGTGATTTTGCGGAGCGGCGAGCGCCACAGCTTCATCATCTGGGAGTAGTTCCACAGAGTGGTCGAATAGCGCGGCAGCGCGTAATAGCTGGGCGGATAGGCGAGCTGGGACATCATCGTGTCGACGAAATAGGGAAAGGCATCGAGCGACTGGCGGTAGCCCTTGTCGATGAGCGAACGTCCGCAGAAATCCTCCACGTTTTCGCGCGCGGCCTGGATATAGAGCGCAATCAGTTCGTCGTTGTCTTCGTCGTCGAGCGTGACGCGCAGATGCGTTTTCGCGAGTTCGAGCGAGACCGGCTCGATGGCCGGCGGCGTTTCAATGACCAGGGCGGACATTTCTCAAAGTCTTTGCACGACGATCGTATGAATCGGGAACGGTTTCGAAGGCGCCACGCCGCGGCCGCTCGGCAACACCTCGGTGGGCGTCGACTCGAACGTCTCCGAATGGATGAGAACACTGATCTCCCCGCTGGGAAGCGGCGCAATCGCGAAGATCTTCGCGTCCGCAGGCAGACCCTCGGTAATGCGAATGCGGTGCTCGGCACCGGCGCGCAGGGCTTCGACGATCAGATCCTTCGCAAAACGATATTCGCGGATTTTCATCTACGCACCTTACGTGGCCGTGCGGAGGCCTTCGGCGCGATGGCGCGCTCGTTGCGCGGCTCGATCGCAGCGGTCTGCGGCTGCGCCTGGGAAGAGTTGCTATCACCGACGAGCTCGGCGGTGCCGCCGGCGATCATGGCGCGCGCCGCTGACGGCAACATATCGAGCACCTGACCGGTGGCTTTAATGCGGACTTTGATCCAGTTCACGATATTCTCCTTGTGACTGGCTGCTTGGGTAAGTTGCCCGCGCGATCCCGTTGATAGAGACCGCGCGGGCTTTTTGTTTTTCAGGATTAGCTGTGCTGCTGCAGGTAGTTCACCGGGTGCGTGCCGGCGTCGAGCAGATTGCCGTCGTACCGGGCGAAGCCGATGAATGCGCGCTGGCCGTAATCGGCGAAGCGCTCGACCAGCGTCAGGATCGAGAGCTCCTTCACGCGGCGGACGATGTATTTGTCGAGGCGGCCGAAGAGGACCGTGTTGGCCGACGCGGCGATTTGCGCGACGTCATTGTTGATCGTGTACGGATAGCCGTTGATCGTATCCGGGGCATTCGCCGCGATTCCGGGCAGCCACAGCGGACGGCCGTATTTGTCGAGCAATTGCTTTAGGTAGCGCAGCGACGTGTCGTGCATCATGTACCGCGCGCCTTTGCGGTACAGACGGTCGACGGAGTGCTCGAGGTTGACGAGATCCTGCGAGCCGATCGAGTTCGTTCCCGTTTCGCTTCCGCCATCGTTTCCGGCGGAGCCGCCGGCGATGAGCGGTATCCCGGGGCCGGATCCGGAGCCCCAGGCCTGCGGGGTGCCGTCATTGGCCACCGCCGCGGTGACGATGCCGTTGGGCTGATTCGTTCCACTGCCGGTAGTGAAATGCGTGTTCAGGATTCGTCCGAGGCGAATCGCGAACGCTTCTTTCAGGTAGGCCTCGAGGTCGAATGCGGAATCCTGCAGCAGTTCGAGCGAGACCTTGACCATTTTGGTGCTGTACTTCCAGGCATTCAGGACCAGATGGCCGAAGGCCGCGTCGACGTCGGAAACCTGCGCACCCTCACCCACGATCTCGCCGGTAACGGTCGTGTCGTTCATCGTCGGGTAGGGCAACGGCTGGCCGGTGGCCGTATCCATGATGCGGGCGACCTCGAGCATGCCGCCGAAGAACTTCATGGCGATTTCGAGCTCGTAGACGAATCCCTGGGGAACCAGGTATCCGCCTAGCGCGTTGGAGCCGATGCCCAGGTCGCGGAATTCGGGATGCGTTCCGGCGAGGATGGCGCGGTGTTCGTCTTTCGCCTGGCCGACGATCATCAATCGCATCGCTTCGAAGTAGCGGCGATGGATTTCCCGGACGATGGGCCGATTGGCGGGCGAGACGGCCTCGAGGTAGCTGCTGTGATTGCCGTCGGGGCGGCCGCGGCCGACGAAGGTGTCGCGATACTCGGCGATCGCGGCAACGCGCGCCGGTTCGCTGATGCGCTCGCGCTCTTGCGGATCGAGCGGCGCGCCCAATTCGGCTTCGGCGCGTTCGGCGCGTTCGTAACGGTCGATATCGGCCTTGAGCGAGTCAACATCGGCCATCATTTTGTCGAACTTCTCGCGGTCTTCCTTGGTCAGCGGATTCTTTCTCAGGATTTCAGCGGCGTCGGCGTGCAGTTTGGCGCGCTGTTCCCGCAGTTCTGCGGATTTACGCATGGATTTTTCCTTTCGGGATTGTGTGTGGTGTCAGGTCCGCTGGGCGAATCGCGCAGCTCCCTGCTCTCCTGTGCCCGCCAGGCGGCGGGGCAGGTTCAATTTCGTTTGGCGAGCTCCAGACGCATCTTCATGCGCTCGCGGTCGGCACGTTTGCGTTCGCGCTCGGAATCGCCGCTGGGCGAATCGCCGTCGTGCTCGCAATTCTCATCGTCGCAATCCTCGTCGGTGCAACTGGCGCAGATGCCAGACTGGCAGGACGAGCAGTCGCATGCGCATTGGCCGTATTCACCGTCGCCATCCATTCCGGCCGGTCCGTTTTTGTCGTTTTCGGGATCGCCGTCCTCAGCGTCCCGGCGCATGCGGCGCGAGCGAGAATCTTCCTCGTCGCTCACGTGGATGCCGTGAGCTTTGGCGGCGCCGACGATGCGGTGCCAGACGCGATCTTTCTCGCTCGAGGGGATTCCTTTGGTCTGACTGAATCGCGCGAGCGCGTTGCGAATGTGGGATTGAGTTTTCGCGACGTCGCCAGGGAAATGAATGGGCAGCTTCCAGGTGGACGTGTCGTTTTTATCGCCGACATAGGCGAAGGAGCTCGCGGGCAGATCGGCGCCGTCGACCTTTTTCGTTTTGGCGTCGCGCAGCTCGGGAACGTGCGAGGAAACCTCCTCGGGGATCCCGTCCGGGAAAAGCGATCGCGTGTTGCAGTCGGTTCCCTCGTAGGCCGGAAACGTCACCGGAGAAACATCAAAGACCTCGGCATCGTGGATCTCGCGCACGATCATCTTGCGTTTGCCGGCCGTATCCTCGGGATCCGGCTCTTCGGACCATTTCTGGCTGCGTACATAGAAGCCAAATGAGCACTGATCGACGTCGCCGCGGTCGATCGAGGTCATGACGTCGCGCGCGGCCTGTGTGTCGGGCGGGTCGACGTCGAATTGCAGACCCTGGTCGTCCTCTTTCAGGCGCAAAGTTTTCGACCTGGTGCGGCCGAGAACGATGTTGGGATCGTGGTTAAACAAGGCCCGAACGTCGGGATTTGTGCCCAAATGGCGCGTAAAAGCCCCGGGCATGATCCGCTCGCGGTATCCGCCCAGATCGACAGAGAGCTGATTGAACACCGCGGCGTGGCCTTCGATGCCGTTGCCGTCTTTCTTTTTGCGGAGGGCGGCCTGGCGATTGACCCGGTACTCGCGCTTCATGGTTTTGGCTCCTGCTGGGGATTTGGCTGGGCCGGCGGCGGAGCACCGGCGGTGCCCATACTGATCGGAACGAGGTACTCATCTGCCCAGGGTTCGTCGATCTGATTCAGGTGCTCGATGTCGCGAATGTCGTTGGGCGACAGGAACGTCCACTGACGGCCGGCTGCGTAGAACTCTTTTCGGCTGTTGGCATCGGGCATCTTCAGGCCGCGCGTATCGAACTGCGCGAAAAACCTGCTGGCATTGCGGCCGACCTTCGGAAAGAGCTTGCGCTTGAGCTCCTGCTGCCAGGACTCGAGCCAGGGCGCGAGCGTGTAGTTCACGAATTCAACGCCGATCTGTTCGGTGTTTGCCCGATTGGTTTTGTCGGTTTCGCCGATCATGTGCGGCGGAACTGCGAAGATCGAGCAGATCTCGGATTTCTGGAACTGGCGCGTCTCGAGGAATTGCGCTTCGTTGTTTTTCCCGCCAGTCTCTTTCCACTGCACGCCCTGCTCGAGCACGGCGACTCGGTGCATATTTTCGCCGCTCTGTGCTTCGGCCCAGGACCGCTTGAGCTGCTCGCGGGCGACGTCCTTGAGCGCATTCGGAACCTGAAGCACGCCGCCGGGCCTGGCGCCGTTGGCGAAAAACTTCGATCCGTATTTTTCCGCAGCCAGTGCCAGACCGACGACCTGGCGGGATAGCCAGATGGTGGAGCTGCCGAGACGGCCGTCAAGCGTGAGGCCGGGCATATGCACCATGTCTTCGGCAAAGATTGTTCGCTCGGGCTGGTCGTTCGTCATCGAAACGTCAGGATCCTCGGGATTGGCGACGAGCTCGTGAATGCCTTCGGTTGTGCGATAAACCAGGAGTCCTTTGGCGGTGCGGTACGGCCGGCAGCGCGCAGGATTGCGCGGCCAGAGCGCCACGATGCGATTGGCCCCGTCGCGCTGGACCTCGGCATAACCATTCCCCCACAGCAGCATGTGCAGCTGCAGCGTCCGACGGAAGGTGATCGAGGTCATCTCCGGATTCGGCTCGTCGTGCAGAACATCGTGCAGGTCGTGATCGACGGCGACGCGCTTGCCCAGGCGCTTTTGCTCGCCGGTGATGAGGCGCTCGAAAACCTGCAGCGGCAGCGCTCCGATCGTGGAGCTGATCAGGTTCACGCAGGCGAATACTGTGGCCACCTGCAGCGCGGTGAGCTCGCTGACGCGGATTCCGGAGTCGGTGCGGCCGCCATTGAAGATATCGAGCAGCCACTCGGCCGGGAACGAAAGCGGGCTTTGAGGATTTTCGAGCGAACTGCGGCGTTCACGGGCGCGGAGCAGGTATTGGCTTGCTTCGGCTTCGCGTTGCAAGCCGATGTCACGCCAGCTCACGCCGGCGGAGAAGGCAGCCGAGGCGCTGGTAAATTCAGGGGTGGCCAGCGCCTCGGTGTGGGGGGCAGGACTCATCTGAGCGATATGGCGATGCGTTGATTTTTCTCGTGACGCTCTTCGCGTCCGGCGGCAGACCAGAATCGACGTGCGCGGGCGATACGCTCCATGACGAGATCGGCGACGATGAAGAAATCCCAGGGATACGGCAGCCGGGTGCCTGCCGCACGGGCACTGGATGAACCGGTTTCGGTTTTCAGCATTTGCGGAGGGCCCCGGCGAGGGTCGAACCGACCAGAAGCTGCGTGTCTTCCTCGCAGTGAGGGCAGCCGAGGCTGCCG